CTAGCCCCTATGGCGACCCCCACCGACGACGAGCTGGCCGAGATGTCGAAAGCATGGGGGGTTTCAATCGAGCGCCTCCGCTTCCTCGCCACCTGCCCGCACTACGACTCCAAGCCGCACATACGGGTCGACGACTTCAAGGACCAGACCGACAAGCACATCGCCCGCTCCATCCGTGAGGCCATCCGTGGATCGTGGACGCCCGAGGACGCCGCCAAGATTGGCAAGGTCAGCCTCAAGACCATACAGGCCTTCGTCTGTCGTCACGGCATCATCTGGCCGCCCGGATGTCGGCGCCGCCTGGAGTGGGGACGCGGGACGACCCACACCCACCGCCTGAACGAAGAACACGCGAACCTACTTGCGAAGGGTCGCATCACGATGGCGCAGGCCGCAGCCAAGGGCATCGCCGAAGGGCTGACCGCCAAGGAGACCGCAGACAAGTACGGCTTCAGCGCTCCTGGGATGTACAACTCGGCCGTCCGCCAAGGGCTCCGCTTTATCAGCCACAAGGAGAAGTTCGGCGTGCCTCGCGGTATGCCAAAGGCCCCAAGCGTATGAGCCGACTGACCAAGTTCATCTTCGCTTCCGACAGTCATGGCGACATGGCCGACCCGGAAGCCCTCTCGGCCCTCTACGAGTTCACCAAGGACTTCAAGCCCGACGTGAAGGTGGCTGGTGGAGATCACTACGATTTCCGTTCGCTCCGCAAGGGCGTTGGTTCCGACAAGGAAGGCGCCGAGTCCCTGCAGCTCGACATCGAGGCCGGCGAGCAGTTCTTCGCGCGCTGGAAGCCGACCGTCTACCTTTGGGGCAACCATGAACACCGTCTCGACACGATGCAGGGTCACGGACAGGCCATCGTCCGCGACTACTGCACCGACCTCAAGGCCCGCATCAACCGCGTCGCCCGCCAGAACGGGGCCAAGGTCATCCTGCCTTACCACGCCGATAAGGGCGTCTATCGTCTCGGCCCGGTGGCGATGGTCCACGGCTACGCCCACGGCGCTAACGCAACGGTTGTCCAGGGACTGCACTACGCTCCTTATGGCGGTGCGCTCATCCACGGCCACACCCATAACCTCGCCAGCATCGCCTTGACCAAGCACGGCGGCGGGAACGCCTTCTCCGCTGGATGCCTCTGCCGTAAGGACGAGATGGATTACGCGTCTCACCGCCTCGCCACCTCCCGCTGGGGCTCGGGCTTCGTCGCCGGCTTCGTCACCAAGGGCGGTGACTACAAGGCGTGGCTCGTCCATAAGATGGGCGGCGTCTGGATCTGGCAGACCGAACTCAAGACCTTTACCCCATGAGCAAACTTATCCAAGGCGACTGCCTCGTCGAGATGGCTAAGCTACCCGACAAAAGCGTCGACCTAATCCTCACCGACCCGCCTTATTTTAAGGTAAAGACGGACGCATGGGACAGACAATGGGAGAAGCCGACTGAGTTCTTGGCTTGGCTCGACAGCATCGCCGCCCAATGGCAACGCATCCTCAAACCCAACGGCTCTCTGTATTGCTTTGCGTCTCCTCAGATGGCGGCCCGCGTCGAGTGCCAAATCATGGAACGCTTTTTAGTCCTCAACTCAATAGTATGGGCTAAGAACCACACAAAAAAGGGAAGCATAGCAAGACGCTGTTGCGTTGCTGATTTAAGGACTTTTTTTACCGAAAAAGAACTCATAATCTTTGCTGAGCACTATGGGGCCGACAACATGGCGAAGGGCGACGCCGGATACGCCGCTAAATGCGACGAGCTTCGTGGATTTCTTTTTGAACCTTTGAGGGCTTATCTTGTCGGCGAACGAGACAGGGCTGGACATACGACAAAGAGCGTTTGCAAAGCTTTAAATCTATCTACGATGGCAGGCCATTATTTTGGGAAATCCCAATGGGCTTTGCCAACCGAGAAGCATTACAACGCCATGCGCGAACTGTTCAACAAGCAGGGCGATGAATACCTCCGCAGGGAGTACGAAGACCTCCGCAGGGAATACGAAGACCTCCGCAGGGAGTACGAAGACCTCCGCAGGGAATACGAAGACCTCCGCAGGCCATTTACTGTGTCTTCGTCTCAGTCTTTTACTGATGTTTGGACTTTTGAAACAGTCAGCAACTACAAGGGCAAACACCCATGCGAAAAACCCCAAGACTTGCTCCGCCACATCATCTCCGCATCGTCTCGGCCAGGAGACGTCGTCCTTGATTGCTTTATGGGATCAGGAAGCACAGGGGTCGCCTGCCGCGAGCTTGGTCGGGAGTTCATTGGGATTGAACTCGACGCCGAATACTTCAGAAAGGCTTCCGACCGCATCAACCAATCCGATCTATTAAACACCCCATGAGCCGCCGAAAACTCGACCCGTTGCTCGCCGTGGTCATGGCGGCAATCCACCGCAAGCCCGAGTCCGTCCCTCCTGGCTACCATACCATCGACCAATGGGCCAAGCGCTGGGACGTCTCCCGCACGATGGCGACGAAGTACATCCACAAAGCCGTGGAGATTGGGCTCATGGAAAAGAAGTCGTATCTGGTGATGTGCCGGAAGGACGCCCGCCCATACCCGACCGCCCACTACTGCGAAAAGGCTGGACGCAAGAAGCCATAAGGCCTTTAACACCCCTCCACTCCAAGCCATGGAACAACCTCCACCTTCCGCCCTAGACGCGGAACGGCATATCCTCGCCGTCTCCATCGCCCAAGGGCTCCCGCTGCCCGACGGCCTCATCCCTTCCGACTTCTTCGAGCCGACCAATCAGGACATAGCCTCCGCGATCGTCGGCCTGACCGAGGAAGGCACGACCCCTGACGAGCTGACGGTCACGCAGCGCCTCCGTCAAATGGGCTCCCCTGTCGAGGCGTTCACCGTCTCAGACCTATCGACGACCGGGCAGTTCATCCAGCCGAACAAGGCTTGGACGGATGCGGTGATTAAAGCCCTTAACCTACGCAAGCTCGCCGAGTATGCCAAGGCCGTCCTGAGCGTCACCCAAGAGGTCGGGGCTGACCCTGACGCCATCCTGCTCGCCCAAGAGCAACTTGCCCAAAGCATCGCACGGCGCAAGGGGCAGGGGAAAGAGACCTCGTCCACCGAGTACTTCGACCTCGACTCGATGCTGGCCTTCGACCCAGCCGACGACAAGACCGTCCTCATCGGCGCCGAGCGTCGTTGGATTTGCCAAGGCTACCCGTTCCAGATCGTCGGCTTCTCCGGCACGGGCAAGTCCTCCCTCGCGGTACACCTTGCCGTTCATTGGGCGCTCGGCAAGGCACCCTTCGGCCTGAAGCCCGTCCGACCGCTCCGCATCCTCATGGTCCAAGCCGAGAACGACTTCGGGGACGCAGCCGAAGGGCTCAAGGGAGCAACCGCCAAGCTCGTCGAACCAGAACGCCGAGCCCTCAAGGACAACCTCATCTTCGTCAGGCAATCCTCCAAGATGGGCTTTGAGTTCGTCCAATACCTCGGGGAAATGGTCGAGAAGCACGGCATCGACCTCATCATCGCCGACCCCCTCCTCGCCTACGCCAACTTCGACATCGCCAAGCAGGACGAGACCTCGGCCTTCCTCCGTGGCCCTGGAGGCGTCTTCGAGATGCTTCAACGCACGAAAGCTGCCCTGCTGTATATGCACCACACGACCAAGCCCAAGTCGGCCGACGATCTGGACGCGATGACGCCCCAGCAACTCGCCTACCTCGGAGCCGGCTGCGCCGAGTGGGTCAACTTCGCCCGCGACTCGGGCTACCTCTTCCGCACGAAGGCCAACACCTCGGACGGCCGCCCCGTCTACCGCTTCGGCTTCTCCAAGCGCCAATCCCGCTCGGGCCTTAAGGACGCGAACGACCGCTTCGCCGGCCACGTCAACCTCTGCCACGCCGAGGACGGGACCATCCGATGGGAATACGCCCCGCCCGCCATGCAGGACAGCCAGCCGAACCAGAAGGCCCATTCCAGCCCCGCTAAGGGGTCGCCAAGGCGTCCTGAGTCCCTCTGAGGGCAAGGACAGCCACCTACCCACAAACCCCCCTTCAAATGCCTAAAAGGCTTACCAACGATTTACGCAGGGGGGAGACTGTGCAAATCCGTTATACTAACGTATATATTATCTCGTTTAGGGCGTCGCTGATGCTCGCCCAACTCGCTAATGGATGCTGACGCCAAACCACGGGCCAAGAGGAAGGCCACCCCAGCCCAAGCCGCCTACCTGTCGGCCAAACGCAACCAGACTAAGAAGTGGCGTTTCCTGTGGAGGACCAAGCCCGAGCTGATGGAGGCCTTCAGGTCCAAGGCCACCCAAGCCGCCGCGTCAAAGGTACGGACGGCCAACCAATGGATACAAGAGGCAGTCAAGGAATGGCCTGACCACTTCACCCCAAACGAACTGACCGACCTTGCCCTGGACCTCCCGTATCGACGCAAGGGACGCAAACGCCGGATGCCCCACGCCTCCCTCGTCAGACGCTTAAGGTCGATGGGCCTCTTGTCCTACGATCCTGCCTTGGGTCGATGGGTAAACCATACGCGGATAACGAAAGCATAATCTGCTTACGCTGTCCTAAAATCCTTACCAGTGTGCCTGCGTGTTGAAGAAACCCAAGGCACGCAAGCCGATGCCCAAGCCCTCTCGGCCCATGCCGTCGAAGGTGGAGCTTGAGCGACGACGCCGCTTCAACGCGTATCTCAAGCTTTGGCAGAAGATGCAGGACAGGGAGGGAGATGCAGGATGCCAAGCCTGAACGACCTAACCGCACCAGCCAAGGACGCCAAGTCCTTCGATGCCTGGTTCTACAAGCAGCCGAAGAAGTCGCAGGACAAGATGCGCGAGAACGGCGTGCTGCCTTACCGCGAGATGGTGCAGAGCCGGCACATCTTCAGCAT